AGGTAAGCTCGCAAGCCAAAACCCTTCATAGGTGGACGCATGAATACTTCCCTTCTGTCGAGAGAGCTTACGCGTGTGTGGTAGTACGCCGTTTCGATACCAGGCATAGGGAAGGAGTTCGAGAAACGTTGGCGTAAACAGGCTCTCCACTCGGGAGTGTCGTTGTGCAACTTGGTGAGTATACGAATTCGCGAAGCGGCCTCTGCCACGCCCGACACTACTATTGTCAGCGCCATTCGCCCGACACTTGAGAACCCCAATCCTCCTAATGCCAATGGCGTATTCGTTATCTCTCTCGCTCTCCTTCCTGCCTTACCTTCTCTGTCGGACTTCGACTTTCCCTTTGTCCAAGGGAGCAGGCGCCTATACAGTAAGTGATCTGCCACTTCCCTGCAGTTAGCCATGCCACGACGGTGTGCTTTCAGAAGGGCCGTAAAGTATTCACTGTCGCGCGCATGCGCCGGCTTGAAACCCGTCCCCCCCAACTCTGGCTTCTTCCAGAGCAGCGTCTTACACATACGAGATGGGAAACCCCAAGCCCCTTCGGGACCGTTTATCTCGTGGAGGTAATCATAACGTAGATTCGAAACCCAGGTCTTCTCGCCGTTTACTAGCAAGCCGTATCTGGCATATCCTACCGCCCAATCTTCTCCCGTCGTCGGCGTCCGGGTAAACAACACAGCGTCGTCCCCCTGATACCTGGCATCCAGAATCTCCACCCCGAGATCTTCTGCTACTGTCTCCGCCTCGGCCCTGTTGATCAAAGTGTCTATTAGAGCCGTCCAAGCATGTCCGCTCGGCACTCCCCTCTTCCACTCAATCTTCAGTTCCCCCTCTGGCGTTCTGAATATTACTATCGCGTTATCAAACGCCGAAAGTTCTACGTCCCTCATCCTCGCGAGTTCAGCCTTCAGGTCGTCACGAGCCGCGAGTATGGCAGCATTGAAAACTGCCTCTATCGCATAACGTACCGCCTTCTTCGTTTGGGACATGTCGAATTCGCTTTGGTCCAGCGAAACCGCAAAAATGTCTTTACGAGAGTTCAGAGCGTGCAGAGATCGTCTAGATTCG